CTGAAGCTAAGGAACTATTGAAAGCTGATAAAGTATTACCTAAGGGACCTCCACTTGGAGGTTGATAAGTATTATTTGGAGCTAATCCCAAAGCCTGAGAATATAATGACATGAGATTTTGAAAAGGTTGCTGAGCATATTGTAAACTTTGATTTACACCCTGAGATTGTAAACCTCCGCGAATAGCGGCTATATTTGTGCTTAAATTAGAACCCTCACGGGCTAATTGATTGCGGAATGCGGTCGAACCCGTCGATCCGCCGCTGCCCATAGCGCCGTACCTGTGAGCCAATTCAGGTATCGTGTTCTCCTGAAATTGCCTTTGCAAAGGTGCTTCAAAATTTTTGAAAAAATCCTGATCGTTGAATAATCCAGAAAGCCAATTCTGCCCTTGTTGGTATTGTGGATTCTGACTAATATCCGCTGAACCACCCTTGATATTATTGATGATATCAAAAATATCATTAATTCCTCCCTTTTGTCGCTTGGTATAAGTGGAACCGTGCTCACCTTTAGAACCCAAAGCCGCTGATCCAGCTTGAAGAGCAGTTGTTAAAGCTAACATCAATAAAGGATTCATAAAATCTCCATAATTTTATTTTAATCCTACCATTTATAGATTTTTTCCGTTATATTATTCCTACACGTCTAGAGAAGGCCTCTCGAAATTAATAAGTTAAATTAGGTACCATTTCTCAGATATTCCACGATGATAAAGCATGAATATGCTGACAAATTTGTAGTGGTAGTGATAACGATAGAAGTGTCCGACATTGTGAACGATATTCTCGAATCACCTTCAGGCATGAAGGAAAAATACGATCCATTTCCTGATCCTGTTGCCGTACAAGGTTTGCTTGCTGTGCCATATACTCTTGTTGCGACAAATTGAGGATTTACATTTGTCAAAGGATATTGCGGATTGGTTGCCCGTGTAAGCGTAAGTGTACCGGTGTTAGGTAATGAGGGAATATAAGCGATTGTTTTATAACTATTTCTTATTATAGAATTAGTTTTGTAACACCATTTCTCTCCTCCAAAGTTTTCAGTCACTTGAGTGTAAGCACCGATTGTTTTGTCATTAATGACATCGCTCATGGACGAAAGTTTATCCAGCAAAAAAGTACGCATCCTATCAGGTTCATTGGGCACTAAGATTGTTGCAGGCAAAAACGGAGAAAACAATTCTGAAGGATTGGTCGGTTCAATAGGAGCGGTCATAATAATCTTCCCCCCTGTCGCATAGAAACCATAAATGCAAGTAACTCTATTGCACTTTCGTTAATTGAATCGACAGCCATCTGAGGATCGCTCATGTACAAATGAAGTTGAAGCGTTTGTGCGATAGAATCAGCATACAATCGGTATAGATTTTCGGTACCTTGAACTTGATATGGATTTGGAGAAGTTAAAACCACATTTTGTTGAATATTGTCGTTTAATGGAACATTAATGGGAACATCTGAACTGTCGGCAAATACATCAACAGTAAATTGACCACCTTGCGTAAGAGCAGTGTAAAAGTCGATTTTAGATAGTCTTGCACGCTTATTATTTTTAAAGAAATTGAATATTTTGGAAACAAGATTAATATTTGAAATCTTAATGATTTTACCACCTCCAACATAACTCGTGATTGTTTGAACTGGTACGATCGGCTGTTGTGGATTAGGTGATACAACTCTAATATACATTGGCGTTGATGCTATTGGAGAGCTGAAACTTAGATTCAACTGACCAGTAATGTAGTTGATTGTGCCTGTGCTTGTTCCATCTGATCCCACGAGAATACCGTCTAAATTATCGTCAGTGAATTCAAGAGTTCCGATATCTATTTGAACCGAACCAGGAAGGATGGGAACGTAGTCTATGAAATATGGAGCAGCTACAGCAGGAGGAGTCAAAAATGTCGGAAAAACAGATCCAGAAGCATTTCCCGGGCTAGTCGCTTTATATTCGTTGATATAAAATGTATTTGCGTCAATTACAGAAATCTTGAAGTTTCGTCCATTTAATGAAACGCCGTCACTACTAGTAGTCCCAATTATTCCCGTAAATTTAATCCATGAACCATCTATGAGATTGTAATTAGTGCTTGTTATGATAGTGCCGGTAGATGAAGAAGAAAGAGTGATTCCATTGACATAAAGACTAGCGTCATTTTGAGCAGTTGTTTGATCGAGCAGGAAAACAAAACCTTGTTGATTTCCCGCAACAATCGTTTCAAAACCTTGCTGAGTGACCATGTCGCCGGCACTCAGATTATCATACGATGCCCAGTTATCTGGCAAATCTTCCCACCTAAATCCAGAATTCGAAGGGTAGTAGTAACCAAATGTTGTAAAGGTATCATCATAATAAGACCAGTTTCCCGTATCATAATTGAAAACCAAAACAAGATTAGGATAAATTCCAGTTGGGTTGATAGCTTTGCTTGGATAAGTCCAGTAGATCAATTTCTTTTTGAATGTCCGGATGCCATTTACTCGCTGAAATCCGTTATTATCCTGACGAATTTGGAATATTTCATCAGGAATTTTTTCATCAAAACGGATAGTGTCGTTTCCATCTGAAATAGTTATTCCCCTATTTCCTATGGCCATTAATCCTTTATCTAAAACGATAGCACTCCCGGTGCATTGAGTACCCAATTCGACGTTAATTCTTTCCCATACAAAAGGATTCTGATAATTGTTTAAGAAACGCAATCTCCAATTTGAACGTTCAAAACAAACTATCAGTACATCTCGGATAAAACCAGCCGCAACGATACTTTCAGAAGTGGGAGCATCTATCGCGCCTCCTTTTCCAAATAAATCATCTCTTGCTGTTGTTATATCCACTGCCTGCACATTAGGTAATACGGGTGCCGGGAGGGAATAATAGGGTGTTCCGAGCTGTGTCCAACGTGCCCTATTGCCATAATTGAACGTTCCTTGATCATTACCCTCAGTCGTATTAAGAAAAACAAGATATCCTCTATAAGGAAAAATTAAAAGAGCCCCAACTAAAGCATTAAGCGGATCAATCGGAGGGTTATAATTAGCCCAACCATTGCCATTCGTTAGGTCTCCGTAATATCGTATTCCATCTTGTCCAGTCTGTGACACGGAAGAATTTAAAGCTTCTCCATTGGATGTGTATGTACCAGCTGTTGCGAAAGGAATGGTAAAAGTAGTTGGATTGACCACTGTGATAACATAACTATTGCCATTAAGATCAGGCGTGCCACCTAAATTTATTAGCACAACTGTTTGACCTGTGCTAAATCCATTTGTTGCGGATGTTGTAATAGTCGTTATCCCAACTCCTGCGACAGCACTTATGATTGAAACCCCGTTAAGGCCCGCTTTTCCATTTGTTACCCAAAAACCTCCCGCATAATTTGCATATTGAAAGAATTGGTAATCGGTTCCAGACCATGTTACAGGCATAACGGATGGCAAGACAACGAAAGAAGTCCCGTTGTATAAATATGCCTGAGTTGTATCAAAAGCGATGAGATTTTGCGAATCAATGCCAAATTGTTCTTGTGTACACAATCCCATGACCGGAGCATTGTTTGCTAATATTCCGAGTAATTTATAACCCTGTCTCCTAACTATTCTTCCTCGAAATTGAATCGCATTGACTAAAGTTATCCATGAATCTTCAGGAGTAGCCCAGGGCTTGAGATCTTTTCTCAATCCGTCATTGATAGGCCCTATCAGAAAGTTTTGTGTAGTCATTAATTATCCGCTATTACGAAATATAAAAATGTTGTTCCACTGGGTGCAGCGGCACTATTAATTTGGAACATATTTGGTTGAAAAACTTGAGTACTACAATCGTAAGAAGTTGTTGAAACGGGTGTTGCTAAAGCTATAATAATATTTGTCGGTGTTGGAGCAACAGAAATAGGCGTGCCGGTTGTAGTTGTTGACCCGAAATAAACAAGATACCCACCAGGTAAAAAGCTCTGGTATTGCGGTCCTGTGGTATTGACTTGGTTGTATGTCAATTGTTCTGCGAAATTAGTGTAACCAGTAAATTGCGGTACCTTAGCAAATAGTTGAGGTTGCGATCCTGCGGCAGTAGTAGTATTAATTGCGACTAAAACGGCTAAGTCTTGCGTAATAGGTGGCGAAGTCGGCTGCCTTTGCATTATAACTGCGCCATGTTTTCCCTGATTAAAATCATTCATGGGCATATGATTATAAACTACTCCACCAACATTGGCAGAAAATATGTTGGCCCATTGAGAAAAGTTTACTTCAATTGGAGATGCCGAAGTTAAGGGCGATGAGTTGACTTTGGGAATTACCGGTGAATATGTCATATGTTCCCCAAGACTAAATATGTTAAAGGGGGAATTGGCTCAGATCCATCTATTGTGATTGAAGTAGCTACATTCATAAAATTTAGAATTCCAGGAGTGTTTTTAGCTACAAAAGAAACATTAAGAAAGGGCTGGTTAGATGGTCCGATAGGCGTTAGTTGACAGGTAATAACATTTTTTAGAATTTGCGGCCTTAATCGTGTTGTTTTAGTTTTAGCCACATTGTAACCGAATATCAAGATTAAATTGCCGGGAAGAAAAGTGAAATACTGATTGCTTTGTCCTTGGGCAAAATTACCCAAAGAGTAAATTTGATACGTTGTTAGTTGAACTTCTTGACCATTTCCTTGATAACGTAAAAAGATCTGATCCGTTTGTCCCGAAACATTTTTGGTATAGACTGCCAATTCGCTTACATTAGTTTGTTGAGGCAAAGCCTGTTCCACAAGTTCAATTATCGTGTGATTCCCTGCGTTGGAAGCTGCATCTAAAGGAACATGATTAGTGGAGAAAGCGGCATAAAGTTGCGCAAAATTTTGTAAAAATTGCGGTTGCCATTGCGAAAAAGGGAGCGTTATCGTGGGCGTGTTGGGATTATAATTGATAGGATTGATCACTACTTCCCCACCGCTAAATAATAAAAGTTATTGGGACCGACAAGGCCGTTAAAATTGATGTTAAAACTGTTCCCACTTATATTTGAAGGGGTTGCGGGTACAGCGACGCCTTGACCCTCTTTTACCGTTTGTGCTGTTAACTGCACATAAAGCAATGTTGATGATGGCGTCAACGTGATCGTCTGTCCGTTTGTTGCTGCAATAATTATACCCGCGTACACGACAAAAGGCCCTGCAACAAAAGAATATTGCTGAGGATACCATACATTGGGATCTGTCGATTGCAATCCCGTTAAAATGGAAGGATAAGTCATTTGAATAGGTGTTGCATTACTTTGGGGCCTATAAAAAAGCATAGGGACGCTGTTAACGAGTTTTGTATATAAAGCAACTTGGCCAACTGTTGTCGTAGGATCGGAAGATTGTGGTTCAAATAACAACAGACTGTGTTTACCTTGTTGTTCAGAATTATTCAGCTTAACATGATTTTGGGCAAAAGCGGTATTGATAGCCTGAAAATTGGCACGTATCTGAAACTGAGATTTCAGCATTAGATCGGCATTCATGGGAATTGAAGGATTATATGATGACATGTTTATTCCTAATTTCCAGAGTACTGTTGACCAAAATACAAATCCCCCCTATTTCTAGACCAGCCTGGAGTACTAAATATAGTCTGTGCTCTCTGACTGCTTAATTGCCTCAATGTCCTTCTCTGCGCAATCTGTATCTGTTCATCCAAAATCGGTTGTAAACTAGCTTCTCCCTCTGGATCAGGAAAATCATTATAGATGAGTCTAGCAGCCCTAGCGCATATGTACAAATACCATTCATCTAATTCTGGAGCCTGATTAGCAGCGATCAATTGCGTAGGTTGCTGGCTAATCTGGAATTCTATTTGATAAACTTGCTGAGGACATGGTCGAAGAGTAATTTGCTGATTATAAAATAAAATATCAGTTGGTCTTGATGGCTGATAAGGAATTACAGCAGCATAAATGTCATCGCCAGCCGGGATTTCGGTAATACTGGATGGAGTAAAGGAATATGCCCCTGTGACGTAATTTACTTCTCCCACCACTGTTCCATTTGCTTCAGTCAAGTCACCTATATTTGTAGTCGGTTGAGGCACGTCAGTAATTGAGTAATTAAAACCTGTGTCATCGAATGATGAAATAACCACAGCCGGAATTGTATCGAAACCAAAGATGTCTAATTGTGATCTGTAAAATGGTGTCGATGGGATTATTCCAATATAAGTGTATCCGGGATCACCTGTACCACTATTGATTATTTGATTAACACTGAGATTAGGCCATGTGTTGTAAAAAGTACTTTTATCCTGATAATATCTTAATATATATCCCTGACAATACACTGGAGGGCTTATTTGTATATTCCCAAGAGCAGCCCTATTTCCTGGCGGCAATGTAGGATCATCAACAAGACCCGCCTCATAAATAAACGGGTACGTGTCAACATTAGGAACAGTATTAAAGACATATGGTTTTGTTAATTTGATGTTTTTAAATTCAAGCGGCATGAACAACTGCACAGCTAAATTAATGTAATAATCTAACTGACTTGTAGTTAACTGTTGTTCTGAATAACGGGCGGTCATCCTACGTGTTGTGTTTTCCATCTGACTAAGAGAAACAAGTTGCGTAAAAGTCATAACTTAGGCTCCATTAATTGGGTCGCCTATGGCGCCATTGTTATAAATTGTACCCTCAAATGAATCACTATTTCCGTATGGTAATGGGGTTGGTGGAAGAGGTAATCCGCTAGAATCTGCGAATACTGTTGGCGGGGTATAAGCATTTGGAAGCGGACTTGGATAGGCAAAAGGTGAAAATCTCGTGCTATCCAAGTTCAAAGTCATTGTGTTGCTAGTAACTGCAATAATCTGAGTATTCACATTATTAATTTGCTGCATGCCAAAAGCTCGCGGAATCAAGAAACTTACATTCACTCCAACGGGGTAATTATGCGTATTGACGGTTGTAACGACACAGGGATTAGCTTGAGTGATAGAAGAAATCACCTGCCAAATTAGGTTCTCGGATATTTGTTGCTGAGAATAGCCAGGGTAGTATGTTACACTTGAAACAGTATTTGTCATCTAAAGAATGCTCTTGAGATATTCATAATCCCAGTATTTATATCAATAAAGATTAAAAATTAAGTGGAACAAAACTATACCTCTTATTACTTTTATCAACATCCGCAATTTGCGATAATGAATCCCCATCTTGACTATCAATTCCACCATCTTTTTGGATGAATGTCGGAGTGTAGTAATGTTCGTTGATCTGATCAGCGAAGCCCCTAGGAATAGTATATATTTTGCCATGTTGAAATGGATACCATTTCACCGGATCTTCAATATACTTTATGTACGGCAATTTAACTGGTTGACCAGGATTTCGTAGATTCATGAATTTTCCAGTCACAAGCACTTTGTCAAAGGCTTTTTGATCTTCAAGAGCCTTAACCTTAGCTAACTTTTCATTATTCATGCTGACGTGTTTGTCGGAGATAATCTTTTCTTCCGGCGATATTTCCCGTCTTGCAGAAGCTTGTAAGGCCTGTTTATTTTCGATTATCTCTCTGCGAGTGCGCTCAAGTTCAAGTCTAGCCTCTTGAAGTTCGTTGGAAACTTGTTCGATCTCTGCTTGCGTAGCTTCCATGTCGAATTTTTCAGGCACTAACTCTGTTTCTGCAATTACTTCTAATTCTTGGGTCATTATTACCTCTTCTTTTTTACTCGAATCTATGTGTTTATTCTTTTTTTTACGAGACATATTTACCTTATTCAGGGTGGAGACATTTTGTCCCCACCCTTTGAATTACATTGTTAGAAATATTGATAGACTTGCTGTTGTGGGTACGACTGAGCCGATGTGATCACTCTGTACTCCCATACATCCACGGTAGATCCTATGATACCACCACTTGCACCGTTCGTTCCATCTCCTGCCCCCACTAAGATACCATTGACGCCTTGGTTTTGACGAGCAAAACTCAAAACATCCTGGTTAGCGTAAGGAAGTGGGCTGGGGTTGACTCCATAGGCTTGTAAGCTATTCAGATTCCCTTCGCCTTGTGGAACGAGGTAAGGGAAACTGAAAGGATAACTTGAAGAGCCTGGCCAACCATTTGTTCCGCCAAATACCCCAAAATTAGTGCTGTCGACATTAACGCTGACGGTTTGTGTACCAACCGCATTGTTAACAGCAACAACAGTCGCTTGGAATGGTAATCCACTAATGGAATTCCTTAGTTGAGGAACCCCAAAAACAGAAGGTACGTCAAATGTAACAACATCGCCAACGGCATAGTTTTGAGCAACAAGCATCGTCAAAACCATCGGGTTGGCGTTCGTCATGTCCGCGATTACTCTTAGATCAGGGTAATAAAGTGATCGTGGAGGCAAGTAAGCATTACCAATTTTCACAACAGAACCAACGGATGTCGTGGCACCAGTTGAATTTAGTAATGTTGTAAATTGAGTAGTGGAACCAACGGCTGTCACAGTCATAGCCAAACCGCTAAACTGTGGTGCACTTGTTAGTCCGTATACCCTAACTGTATCCCCTACTTGATAACCGTGTGCAGCACCTGTTACCCAAACAGTTGTTGTGCCTGGAGTAAATGAGGAAATTGCAACTGCCGCACTGATCGGTGGATTAGCTGCATTGTAAACAGTGAACCCATTTTGTGCTAAATTACCATTATTCATAGGAGCCAAAGCACCCGAAACGGTTCCGTTTTGGATAATTTGAGCAACACCCTGATTCATGTAATCGCACCAGAATGCTTCGACGATTCTAGTTGATGTCAGTGAACCTGCAACGGAACCCACAGTAACACCACTTCTGGTCAAGTTTTTCAACCTGATTTCAGAAATGTAGTTATTCAATGGGATAAAATAAGGAGTTGAGGCTACGTTAGTAAACAAGCCTGTGACTACTTGAGTACTCATAAGTCACCTCCTTAAATAGCCACTGCAAGTGTGCAGCGTAGATTAATGATCCAAGAAGTATTCGTGATGTTGAATACTTGCGCCATCTTCCAACCCGCTGTCTGATACAGTCTTAATTGTGGCGATGCGATCTCAGGCGGCGCATAGATGAATTGTGCACTATAGCCATCCAAGTCAATCATGTCATAGCTTTCCTGACCAGGAATGAAGATATTATAAATATCCGCACCCAAGGCAGAAGCACCAACGGAAACGCTTCCGACTGAAGACAATAAGAAACGCAAATTTCGAACGCTGCCCCATTCGCTCATAAGCAAATTGGAGTTATTTGCGTAATTCGCAACGTTGATAAATCCAACCATCTGGTCTAAGTCGGCACTCATATTAGTATGAGTCAAACCAAAAAAAGCCATCCTCACTGGAGCAGTTCCAAATTTCAATTCACCTTCTATCATATCCATGATGAATTGGGCATTTGCAGTGCGCAATAAGCGGACGGCTTTGCTGCAATCCAATGGAGTGATATTAGTTGGGTTGTCCTAACCCCTGTTACTTTGTTGACCCTATATCATGGGCGGGAATCCCTCTTCGGAGATTCCTCTCATAGTCGCCTATGAGATCAGACTGTCGCATATTGAGTTACATCGCGTTACATAACTCAATCCTTCTCACTCAGTCGTTTACGCTGCCATTACGGCTTGCGCAGTGTTGTCTGTTACATAAAAACAGAGTTCCACCTCAATCAGAGAAGGTTTTAAAACGGCAACTCTACCGTTTGTACCCGAGGTACAATTAACTGGTGGAGCACCACCCTCCATCATACTACGAGCCAATTGGTCTTCCGTTTCACGAAGAGACTGGCCTAAAACGGACACTGCACTGTTTAATACCTATCTGTTACTTTATGACCTATTTCTAGGCGGGGCGGGTTCTTCGACCCACCCTCACGGATTTCATTAGCTATTGTCCGTGTTCAGACTATTACACACTCTTTCGAGTCCATCGGGTTTAGTCGTTCAGCCTGCACGTTTCCTGCTTGGCCCTCGTTGTCCTGCTTTTGGAGTTCCGAGTCAATTACCGACGGTTTATAGACCCCATATTTGTTTAACTGTTTAATCTTTTGATGGCATTCTTCTCGAAATGCCATTTCTTCAAGTGGTACACCAGCTTTACAATAGCCAGTATTTTTCCAGTTTGAGCAAAATTCTTGAAGGGTTTTAGCTTGTTCTTTTTTAACACGTAAAAAGGGAATTACATTTTCTAAAAAAGCAATAACATCATCTTTTTTGCATATCGAAAGACGATAACAAATTCCATTTGTACAAGCTTTCATTTTATTTGCTTCAACTCGTCCAAATGTTGTTTTAGATGCTATATAATCAATAGATTTAGGATCTACCATATCAATACTGATAACGGCACTATATCTTTGACCATATTGATATTTTTGCTTTTTAATTGAAAAAGAACCGTCAGAATCTATAATTCCTGCTACATAAGACCAAAAATAAGCACATGATTCATTTTTGACAGGTCTATAGGTTTTTTCTAAACCAGTAAATATCCTGCAATCGTTCATCTGACCCATTTTTAAATATGCTTTTTCTCTTTCGACAAGAATATCTTTGTCAACCATCAATCCTCGTTTGAAAGAAAAATTTTTGCAGAAACTTAAAAGATATTCCGCTCTTTCCTTTTTTAAGATAAGAAATTCGATGAGTTTTTCAAGAACAGGGATAACATTATCAGAACTTCTTAGTCTCCACGAGAAAAAAGATTGTTTGTATCGTTTGTCTTTTTTAGGATCTATTTCAGTGAATGAACCACCGAACTTTTCCATAAAAATATTAACGATATCCTTTTTTTGGAAACCAAATTGTATTAATGGATAATATAAAGGTGAACGACTAGCATTTTTTAATTTGCCAATCGTAAAACTTCCATCTCCGTCCATTAATCCTGATAAATAACTCATTAATTCTTTCTCTTGCATGACAACCTCCTATTTAAAAAGGAAGTATATCAATATCGTGTTTTAGGAACAAGTTAAATTGTTAAGCAGCTAATTGCAATTGTTCTCTAGGGTCTTCGTTTATGAGCATAACTTGCTCTTGTAGTATCATGTAAGTTCCGTACCAGTCGATCCTTGCGTCGATGTCTAGTGCGGTGAGCTGTTGAGCTGCAGGATTAACAATTCCATTGCCCAAAGGCACCGGAGCTGTTTTGAGGTTGTTATATCTACGTCTACGTAGAATATCGCCTGCTTGCTGATCCATAGTGATGGGGTACATCTGTTACTTTTATGACCTATTTCTAGGCGGAGGGTCTTGTTATTCCCCTCTCAGCGATTTTATTTATGGTCGCTGTTCGGACTATCACATGCGCATAATGCGCCTTCTGGGTTTAGTCTCTCACGGTGATATTTTTTCCATACATAATCAGTAAATTTATACGTATCCAAAGGATAGCATTCTTTTTCATTTATCTTTAAATCAATCACTAAATCTAATAATTGATTATAATCTAGCTGTATGGTTTGCATATCTTCCGCCTTGTCACCCTGTCGGGCTTCCAAGTCAATTACCAAAAGTTTTAAGTGGGCTACCGTTAACCCAACGTCGTATGGATCAGATCAGGCATAGGACGAGCGAGTAGTTTCATGCTCAATTGCTGTTGTACAGCTGGAGGCAGAATACTACTGGTTGTAGGACCTGACATAGTCTTAACCTTTGTTAAGACGAAGATGTCAGCGACGCGGTGATTTTTTAGCTAGTTCTTGCGTTTCGCGCCAGAGAGCTTCTCTTTGCTGCTTTGACATAGTTGAATTTGAAGTTTGTGCCGCGACGGAAACAGCTTCGGAACGTACTCCTAGGCTGCTAGTTTTTGGCTTGCCTTCTTTTTCATCTACTCTTTTTTGCTCTTGGGAGATTGGTTTCTGAGCCAGCAAATTTGCTTGCTTTTCACTCTGAAACTTATGATCTTTTTTGAGCAGATTATACACCTTCTTCAAAGGATTCGCAGCTTTTGCCACAGCATCGCTATAATCTTCGTCACTTTTGATATATTTTTCAATATTTTCAGCTGTGACGATCTCTCTAAAATCAGCCATTGAAGGATCGGAAAGAGTTTCTAGAAGTTGAATTTTGACATCTTTCTCAGCTAGTTTTTGCTCATAGCTAGACAATTTCTTGTTGACTTGGCTAAAAGCTTTGACAAGTTTCTTTCCGTCGGGAAATTCTTCTTGCTCTAGTTGTCTAAAATCAAAATCTTCTTCCAGAGATGTCTCTTGGGGCTTTTGCTGATACTGCGCTTGCATCTGCAACTGTCTTTCGAACATCTCACGCTCTTTCTGAGCCTGCCAAAGCTGTCTTTCAAGATCTTCTTTAGCTTTTCGAAGCTCTCCAAAACTTTCCTGGGGAGACTTCTTTTCATGCGTATCTACAGCCTGATCGACCACTTCAGGTGCTTGGGTCTGTTCTGTGTTACTCATGCGTTATTTTCCTTTGAGAATGGCGAATTCTCGATTGCGCCCTATTAATCAAGCTGATATGCTTAATGGTTTGATATATACGCTAATATTTAATTTGATACAACTTTAAAATTTGAAATGAATATCACGATATTTGAATGCGCTTTTTGTAATAAAATTGTTGATTATGCTGAAGAACCCTCAAGCAGTTGTAAAAAATGCAAAAAAAGTTTTTGCAATTCAATTTCGCACGATTGTTTTTTCATGCATCACAAGAATAGTGGATGCAGAGGAACTTGTTTGACTATAATTAATCCTAAATGGATCTTCAACCTGAGGAAAACATTAAACAAAGATGAATAACATACCTGATCAATTTATTTATATGTTAGCTAACGAAAAGATGGTCAATATGCTTTCAACTATCGAACAGACAATGGCGTTTATGCATGAATACAAAGTCAAACCGGATGATGAAGTCAAAAAAGTTCTAGGTCCTGTGGTAAAGCAACTGGAATCGTGGATTAATGTATGACCTATTTTGATGATTGTACTACTCAGGAACAAGTAAAAACCAAATATCGTAAACTTGCTAAAGAGTATCATCCCGACCACGGGGGAAATACTGATACATTTAAAGCCATGCAGAAAGAATATGAGAATTGGAAGCCGAAGAGCAACCATTCTTCTGAAGAACAAAAGTATTATCAAGGATTTGATTGGAGAGATACTCAAAATGATCCTTACGATGAATTTGGCTTTGGTCAGCAGAAACAGTATGGCGGAACTAATCAATATAGCGACATTCGATTTAATCATCCCATATTTCAAGAATTGGCAAAAGCTAGAAAAACTATAAATTTTTACAAGAATGCATTTGAAAAGTTACGACTCTCTAAGAATCATATTGAGTCTAAACTTTATAATATGTCTTTTGATAATGCTAAATTTATAAAAGAAATATCTTCATTAAGGGAAGAACTTATTAAAAAAAAAGCGACTGCGACACGCTTGAAAAACAAAATCAAGAAAATGCAAGAACACTCAGTCAAAAAGAAAAATACAAATTAATATTTTTTAGTATACTATTGTATCTTGCCATCAACAAGATAATCTTCTATTTTTTCTAATCTATCTTTTTTGTAGTCTATAGCTTGTTGTACAGTGTGTTTATCAAATTGATTAGGATTTTTGAGAACATACTCTCTCATTCCACGATCCATAACAGACCATTGCGGAGTGATTTTATTCATATGCTCGACCATCCAAAGAGAATGATTCGGGTCTTGGTAGGGACTAGGACGCGTTATTCTGCATTGGGGATATATGTGGATGGCATTGCTTGTATATGGCTCCTTGCGAAAGCGTAACCATACGTAATATTTAGGATAAAATTTTCCTGCTTCGGCTTGCTTTTGGACAGCTTTTTCGATGATATTCTTGACCCTTTCTTCGATATATGGTTGGAGTTCCCCCATTTCGAATCTGTCAGTCTGCTCGCGAGCCTTAAGCATATGCTCGCCGTAAGTTTTGTCACTTCCGCGAACCATTTAGCGCACCATTTTAGCCCCGCTCAAATATAGTGAGCGATTAGAATGAGTAGAACCTTGCTGAGGCTTTGCGACGTAGCCAGACTGCATTTTGTGCAAATTAGGTAGCTTCTTGATCTTTGGGGGAATCATTGTCATTATTGTTTACCGTATTTTTTCTCTAAATTATGCATATAACGCCAATATTTAGGATTTCTATAAATTCGATCAGCTATAAACCCTAATCCATTATATTCACAAACACCTAGATCAAATGGTTTTTCAGGATGATCTGTAACTTCATAAGAACCATCAACAAGCGGCAACTCTTCTTTTACATCAATCCATTTTTGAACAAAAGGATTAGGAATTTCATGCAATTCAAAAGTAAAAGAATTTATCAATGATTGAACTTTTTCAATTTCTTTTTTATATTTATCTAGTTCGTATACTTTATTGGTTTCAATATTACACATGAATTTTATATTTTCTTCAGTTTGTCTTAACAAAACATTAAGAAAATCTAATAAGCTTCTTGGTGTAGGGTATTCTCGTGTCATGATTATCTCTTATGCTTTGCCATATGTTCGTTAGCTTGCATTAAATCTTCTTTAGAATGCTTCATGGAGTGCTGTTTTTCTTTTCTAATATCTTTTTTCAAATCATGTAGTGCAGCGGTTTTTTTTAAAAAACGCTCGCCAGATTTTATCTCTGATTTTACACTTTTTTTAGAAACATCTTTATTTTCATGATGAACTTCTTTTCTCAGTTTTGAAGCCATTTTTTTGATGTCTTTTCTAACTGGTTTTGGTGTTTCTGCCATATTCAACCTACATTCTTTTTAGATGCTGGAGCACCATCTGTACCTTGTCTATTGTAATTCTCTTGAATTGGTAATGGGGGCTTACCGCCTGGTGGTGTGAATCTAGGGCGAGTTTCGCTTAGATTCTTATTGCCTGGCACAAAAGGCTTTTTAGCCTCTGGTATGATTTTAATTCTTGGCATATTTATACCTGTTTTTAGCTATAAGTGAGTATAAGTGACTATAAGTGACTATACATTCGGTGCTTATCACTACCGTTACTTCGTAAGCTTACTTATTACTCATTTTTTCGCGTGTGTACGGCATTTTGGCTAGAGAAGATGCATCCTTACGGTCTATCTTTTCGCGAATCTTCTCATAGCTATTTGATGCGCCCGCAGGTGGTTTGGGATCAACATTTTCTTTGATCTTCGAATAATCTGCGCCTGAATTGCCTCGGCCTTCTCTTCCGCCCATTGATGTGTTTTTATGACTGTGTGCCATTGTTTTTACCCTTTTCTTGGTTTTCTTTATCTTGACCGTTTTGAATATTTTGTATCAATGAAAATACTTTAACAAAGTCATCTATTCCCATGGATTCGATCTCTTTTGCAGCTTTTGCTTTGTCGAGTAATGCGCCAGCTTTTTGATGTTCCGATTCGTTGTATTTTGTTTGTATTGACATCTGCTCTAGCTGTCCTTTTTGCAAGCGTTCTTCCGCTAGAGCTCTATCACTCATGGCCTTTGATTGAAGTGATTCGTTTACTATACGCTGGTTTTCCATTTGTAATTGAGCCATTTGCTGTTCTTGTTGCTGCGCTTGTTGTTTCTCCTGTTCCATTTGCTCAAGCATTTTGTCTTTATCTTGCATATCAGCTTCAGCCAAGAGAGAAGACATGGGAATTGGGAAACCATCTTTCCACATAGTATATTTCTGTATGAATGCCAGTTGTCGTGTCGTATCCGTGAGAGGTGCATTGGCGACGACAGCATCATATTTCTGGAATGATTTGTCTCGGAATTCGTTTGTGGGCTCTTCTTCGATCATTCGTTTGATTTTGCCAAGAGTATATTTCTTTTGAATAATAGCCCAGTGGAGCCGGCCCGCATTGCGCTGAGACAAGTTAAGGTTGTCAAAAAATTCTTGCAAAGTGGTAAGCGCAGCGCCCTGACGTAGCTGCTCGGTGATGCCAACGTCACTATCTTCCGCTTGGCCCAATAGTTCTGGTGTAACGCCTGCAAGGCTTTGTGTGTCATTTCTTAGTCTCTCTGTAACATCAAAATTAGCAGGGTTAATATTTGCCCCAGGCTTGTCATTTAGTGAAGCTAGACGACCCTTCTTGAAGAATCTAACCTTTCCAGGACCCACTTTGAAAGCGTCTGCATCATCAATAAGCGCATCCTCTTCGACATCTACACCCGAAAATTGAGCTGCTAATAAGTCCATTTCTAATTGCTTGCGATAATTGTGCAAGTAAACACTATCTCTAATATTTCTAATAGCGCCCTGGTAGCGATAACTATAGTTATTATTTGCTAAATCATGATATCCTACAAAGGGTGTAAAAGGGTACATATCAATGCCCAGGGGGTTTGGGCCATCATACAAACAAACGTTGTTAACAATAATCGCAAGGTGCACCGTCGGTATTTTTTCATTCACTATCACGATGTGAGGATATTGATGTTTTAGTCTAGCTTTTTCTTCTTTTGTTAAGTCCACTTCCGTGCTCTCATATGTGTCTGGATCAACAATGAACGTCCCCATTCGATCGGTCATGTACCAATATTCATCATATGCGAGGAAACCCTTTCTTCGAATATTGTATTGTTGAGGCATGAAAGTAAACTTAGTATCAAAATAAGCTTGGTCATTAAGCATGTCAATATCATTTTCACGACCAGGTAGAAGCTGTTTTACTTGATTTTTGTGAAGATATTTTCTTGTACGTATAAACTGACAATCTGAAAGATCCATCTCACGCCAAAAAGCATCCATGATTAACATGTCAGCGCTAAAAACTTCTGTTCGTAGATCACCGCAGATCGGATCACTTCTATAGTCTATCCAAGAATGAAGCAGGGATAATCCCGTGATACCTGCAGAGTCTTTAAAACAGCTTGAAAACTTATTGTAAGTATCGTCATGTTCATATGCGCCTTGAATGACTTTAGTAGCTTGTGAAGCTGTTTTTGCACTAGAACCGTGAACGGGTTTTATTTGTGTACCCTTACGATGCTGTCTTTGTCGACCGCATATCATATTCACAACGGGCATGGCATTATTAAATATCCATTTTTGATGCTCGTAATTAAGACCAGAATAAAGATTAAGATAGCGCTGGTCACCGAGGTAGACTTTACGATCAATAAGCTGTTCCCAGAAATAAAGCTGCCACGCTGAAAGATTCATTTGATAGCGTTCATCAGCTTCCGCGACTATATCGCGCCTGCCGTCTTGATAGTATTGGCTATACAGATTCGGAAGTGTTTGGGATCTTTCAAGCATACCGCTCGTCATCGAAATACCTCTTGCATAATATTTTTATACATTATCAGATTTTTCTTTAATGTGTGGTATATTTAGATTTCGATATCTCCATTGGGCCCAAAATACTGAGGAATGCTGAAGGCTTCTTTGTAGTCGGCTTCAATTTTGCTTTCATTGCTAAAACAAAGACAATCTAAACAATGTTCGCCGCAGTCACCCGACATATTACAACCTCCAATCAAATCGGCCTTTTTCATCCGCGATATTTTCTTCACGTTTAACGCATATTTTGACGCCCAATGTGCCAAATTTAGATGGTTCATCATGAGTTAAAGATTTCATCATAAGGGTACCAATTGGTCGATCAATTAAATGATCTTCGACAAATTCCATTTCTTCTGGTAATTTCTTAAGAAAAAATTTTTTCCAAAGCTTTAAATATTGTTCAGCCTCTATTTTCTCTTCTTCATTGTCGTAGCGAACCCATTCACCGTAAAAGTGTTCTTTCATTCATCTCCTGAAGGAATAGGGATTGTTGTTTTCAGGTCCAAAGGGTTTCTGCGGATCTAATCTTGCTTGAGGTTTCGGTCCAAAGCCTTGCGATGACTTAAGCTGATCTAATTTATCTTTATTCATACTTCCGGGCCCCCTTCCAAACTGTATACGAGCATTAGCCATATAGCGCACGCTGTCGGCTGCATGTGAACAATAATCATGCGTGGGTGTCTCTGAATATGATTTTGTCTTCTCGTTGTATTTCTTATGGTAGTTTTCTAGACATTCTATCAAATACTTGCATTTTGTGGAGTCGATATACGCAATAGATAGTAATGAGCGGACCGAGTCGATCCCCACGGAGATGTCATTTTCTCTTTCAAGAACCGTAGTTTTAAGTCCTTGGTCATATGCAACGTCTTGCAATGTACGACCTGTTTGTATTGATCCCGAGCCGGCATCATGGGGCATATAATGTGTACCGAAAACATAAGGCTTTCCTTGGATGATCTTGGCATAATGCGCTATCCCTTCTCCGTGATTTTCGTAAAAGTCGATTATACGTAACTCACCACCGATCTCTTGCCAAAATACGATGCTGGTACTATCTCCAAAACCGATATCCCATGCTGTATGCACTGGAGATCGTGTTTCATAAGGAACGTTGCATATTCTTTTTTCACTGCGTGCTTTCTCAATAAACTTCCCGTAATACGAACCTTCGACACCACGGTCAAAGCTGCAATAGTATTCCTGCTGTATCACTTCTTCTGAAACACCTTCTCTGCGAATGTTTTCGATATCTGATTCACTTAACACTCCTGTCTCTCTTATGCCAAGTATTTCACAATACCAATCAGGATTGTCATTAGCCATGTTCACTAACTTGTAAAAGTGGTTCTTACCTCTAGGAGTGGATATAAAGACAGCATATCCCCTGTTAACGTCCAAAATCGGTCTAAGATAGTCCCAAGCGGCAGGTGATTGTATGGCGTACTCAGAAAATATGATAATCATGGGATTAGTTCCAACCAAACTATCAATATTATCGCTTCCAATGAGTTGATATAAAGAACCATTTGTAAGCCTTATTTGCATTTGCTGGCCATTCTTAGACGCAATTAATTCTTTTGGGATGTAGTCTAGAATGCGTAGGCCATCGTTTGTAGAGCTATCCCAAATGACTTTCTTGGCTTGGGAATATGTTGGGAGTATATGAAAAGCAGTCCACCCTGGATTCAAGATAAGCTGTAAAATGCACCAATTGAAAGCAGTGACGTCTTTGCCACCGCGTCTATGGACAACCCAAACGGCTCTTTTAGTGCCGCTATTCAGAGCTTTCAGTATCGGAAGTTGATAATGTCTTGGTTGAAATGCCAGTTGCAAGTCCATCTTTATCTATTTTGATTGTATATGAAGTATTAGCTTGTTTTGACTCGTCTTTATCCCAGCCATACTTGTTACGCATGACCATTTGAAGTGAAGCAGTAGAAGCGTCCTTATTCTTGCCTGTTGCGGAATCTTTAACTGTATTTTCCCAAAACATATAGCCTTTAGTTTCAGCTATCTTTTTTTGTATGGGTGAGAATTCATCTGGAAATTTTTGTAAATAAGAAATCATAGTTTCCCACGTACAAGCATTACCTTCATTGTCTTCATACCACCAAGATTTAACCGAGTAGCCATTTGCAAGATGCTGGCAAAATAGTTTATATGCTTTTTGTCTAATTTCAGGAGTCTTCAGAGCTAAGTTATATTGATTGCCTTTGTGAGCTGACATTAGCATTTACCTTGTTATATTTTTTTGAACCAGTGAGTTACATTATCTATGAACTTAAGCGTTTCGTGGTCTTGAAAATGATTTGTTTTTTGGCCAAACAAATTTAACCAGTTCATCGCATCGTCATGATAGTAGGCTTTAATTACAAAGTTGTTGTCTAGTTTTACTTGATAGATGCCGCTAAAAGGCGGGTATTTATCAGTAAGATCTATCCACATGATCTAGCATGTACCTTTCATTTTTTTCTTTGCTTTGTCCACGATTTTGTCCCTGGCTTTGTCTTTAGCAAGAACTTTTTTTGTATCATCTTCAAGTGCTTTTTCTTTTTTGATCAATTTTTTGTATGATTTGTCCATTTTTTCTCACATGTAGTTAAGTTGTCACTATACATATGAGTGCAATTCAATGCAATTCTAGGCAATAAATTCTTTTTCTGATTTTTTTGGATAAACATGTTGCTCTAAATTATCATCTTTGTTATATTGTAGATATCAAGCAACGGTCTCCCGATAGTCCCTGTAAGGGTAGGTTGTAGCAGTTGCGAGATAAACAAAACAAAACACAAGACTAAAAAAAGGATAAGAAAATGAATAAATTTGAATTGCAGGATTGTCATTACGAATACAACATTTGGAAAGCTGAAAACGAAGAAGAAGCAACGTTAAATTATATTGCTGATGTTTTGGGACATTCCGGTACTTTAGGCGATTACGAAGAATATTGCAAAGATTTAGGAATAGGATCAGCAGAAATAAAATGGAAACAAGTTTGAGAGAAAAAAAGTCTTAAAATCAAAAGGAGTTAAGTGCAGTGGGATTATGTTATTGCGGGGGCTGTGAGGAGTGTGGAATAGACACAGATAATGATGATTTGATCGACCAACATGCTTATGAGGCTCAAAAATCTATCCAAAAAAAGTTGGGTTCATACAGTTATTTGTTTGATAAAGCAATTTGTTGTGGCTGGGAAGAAGGGGAACCAGCGATTTTAAATTTTGTGAAGTTGTGCGACATATCGCATTTAGAAATGTTGGCACTGTGCGCTGAAAACATCTGTAGAAAAAAATATGGGAAATTATTTTTAAAAACATGGGATTATTTAAATGATTGATTTAGAAAACTTGATAGACGAAATCGACCTTTATGAAGATCGTTTGAAAGACATGCTCGAAAGAATTAAAGAGATGGAACGGGAAACACAAGAAGCTTGGAAAGAATATATTTACACTAGAGAGTACAGGGAATATCTTTTAGCAAAAAAAAGAGCTCCTATTTCTAGAAGCTCTTCGGAGACAAAATGAAAAACACTTTACACTAACACTAACTATATATGAAAAATCTCACAGGACGAGACTACGTTAACACGTAGCCTTTTTACTTTCTAGATTTTTTTTTTGAAGCGCCCGCTTTTCTGGCTTCGTTAAGACTTGCAGCAATACTTTGAGCTTTCGAATGTCCTGTTTTTTCCATTTCTTTAATATTCGTGCCTATATTTTTTTTCCCGGGTTTTAATGGCATCTTTATGTCTTTTGTTGTTTATTTCTTCGTTATCATCGCTGTCATCGTCGATAGGAGTCATACATTTGCAAAGCTCGTCCCGAAAATCGTGCGGTTCTCCGCATACATAGCAAATAAATCTATATGAGGGATTTTTATTTTTCTCGTACATCGTCTTTATTACAGTGCTCGGGAAATTCGTTTTTTGGCTCGATATCAATTTCTAGCGATTCTTTTACTTGAAACTTTCCGAGATCCTTGAGAGCGTCGGGAACATATTGACAGCCTGTGCAAAAAGTCAGCACACTTATCATGACGGCGCAGATGATTGAAAACAGACCTTTTTTTTGCATAAACTCCTACATTTTGGTGGGTGATTGTTGTGTTTTTAAAAATTCTATTATGTGATCTAAAATGTCATCGCGATGAGAATCAGGAATTTCTTCCATCATTTGATTTAAACACACGATAATATTGCAAAAGTTGTCAAAAGACTTCCCCGCGACTTTCACATCGCGATATAATAAATAGAGTGGGTGTTCTGTCATGTCACGTTCCAATTAAAAACTATATAAAAAATAAACATCATTAAAATTATAAAAATTGGAAATAGGATCCACACAAAAAATTCTATATCTTTGATCGGTGGCATAAATCCCCTTTTTTCTATCTAAAGATTTTTTATCTATGTTGCTTTAGCAAGTCAAGCATATTCTTATTGCACTTTGATCGCGGGTTCAATAGTGATCCAGAAGCCTAAAGGATGTTTTCGTTTAAACGCATCTACGTTCGATTTCTGACCATATCGCCACTCAATGTGAGGGCAGCTATCCCAAACGCCTTTTGATTGATTTGGTGGCATTTTAAGGGCCTTCACTGTCAAAACAGGATCATTTTGCAAAACGATAAGTTCGGCAACTTGATCTTTGCAGTGTTTGAAAGCATGTATAAGATTATCGTCATCAAGAAATTTCTTACCAACCCGCTCAAAAGTGACGATGCAGGGAAAAGGAAACTCAAATTTGTTTTTTAATTCGGCGATAATGGCAAATTGCAGGGCGATTGTTCTTTGTCTTTTTTTTGTCCAGTGATCGGTGTTATTCGCTTCGCTGATGATTTTATGCGGGACGAAAACCATGATCTTGTCTTTAATCAAAGGTCACCTTTTTCTTTATGGTCTTTATTATTAATATCTTTCGAAGTATATATCTCAATATCCTCGATAAAGTCAAGATCGGGTATTGTCTTCCACCAGTCGGGTTTGATGTATAGACGGAATTCCTTTTGACCTCTACGGACGAAGACAACGCGTTTAGCTTTCATTTTAAAACTCAGGGATAGGTTTAATCTTTTCAATCAATCCATCATTAAGCATTTCTTGCAATAAATTTTCAAAATATTCTTTTTTGTAAAACAGAGCCATATTCAGAAGGCAAAGCACTTGCATTTGTTGGGTAATTCCACTGACTTAAAAAGCCAGAACCCACCAAACTATCAAAGTCGGATTGTAGTTCAGTCGAGCTGAGCATAAAATATGCTGAGCGGACCGGACCTGTCATTCTGTTACTTATTGACCTAAATGACATCGCGTTACATTGCTGTCACATAGGCGAGAGCCTCATTTCTGGACTCTTCTGTGGCTTTATTTATGCCCAGAGTTCGGACTATCGCATACGCTTAAGATTTCTTCATGAGTTAATTGCCTTCCATTTTTATCCAAAATAATTGGTAAATCTCCATTTGGATCATAATAGGAAGGATTTTCTTCACAAAACTTTCTTATTGCAGCGTCCTCAGGATTTAGTCTCTCACGGCATGATTTACAAAACAAATCTTCATTGGGATTAATTTCATTATTACATATCTCATTTCTACATCTGAAAATCATTTTAAATTATCCACTTTGTAACCGAATTTTCTTAAACCATTATGTAGCTGTTCTTTAAAAGCATTTTCATGATAACTTAATACAAAAGGTTCCATTTGACCTATAATATAGTGAATTTCTACGGATGCATTAAGTGCTTCAAAACTAACATGTTGAATAGGTTTGATTATATTTACAAGATGTTGCGCATAAGCCTTATTTTCTTGGATTATATCGCCTTTTCCCTTAGGTAATGCAGGCTGTTCGTTACAGGCCCATTTGAGGCATTGGACAAGTCCTTTAGTAAACTTAGTCTCGGGATGCGTAGCGAAAGCCACAGCGTGTTTGACGCGAGATTCAGGGTTAGTGGCTGAAATAGCAATTTTGTCAGCAATGGGTATATCTAAATCTTTCAAACAATCAAAAAAAACAACAGCACTGTTGCTGTTCTTTTCAGTACTTATTACAGGATCAGTACTTATTAGTGGCGGTTTTTCCAAGACTGGATTATCCAAAACTGGATTTTCCGTTTCTGGTACAAATTCTTTTAATTCTTGTGGAGTTTCAAAAAAGTCCCATATAGCCCCTCTTTCAAAAGTACCATCTGCTTTCCTTATTCTCTCACGCTTTAAGTATCCTGCTTCGACTAATTCTCTTAATCCAGCACTAACGGAATCTTTCCCATCTGTGGATTGTTTAATTAAATCTTCAAGAAAAAACTGCCAGGTATCAGGTCGACTAAAGGCGTAAAGAAAAATCCCTTTAGCTTTCCAGGAAAGACGGTTATCTTTACAAATTGTGTTGTTTATAATTGTATAATTTTTATTATGATTTACTCTAAAAAGCGTCATGTTAAACCGCCTTTAGAAAAAAATGTTGCGAATAATGTTGGGACTTGTTATCTTGAGTGTCTCTTGATTGAGAATTCATTAATAAAGCTGCTTTCCGGCGGTTTTGTTTAATGAACGCTTGACCTGGCAACCCTTACATGATATATTCGGATTTGTCAGGTCAAGTCATTCTGTTCTATGCGGAAACCGCCAAGTTATCTACGCAAGAACAAAAGTCAATGTAGCTAGCTTTAACTTTTAAGCCAAGCGAAATCATGGGACGTCGCGAGACGTCCTGCCTTTTTATCCAAAAAAGTACCACAATAAAAACATGACAAATATTCCATAAAAAAAACCTTCTCTTACTAATCTTCCATCTCGGCTAATCTTCATCGTCTTCACGCAAAATTATTTTTAAGTTCTCTTCAGGGGAATGTCTCATAAAGTTATCAGAAGGAAAAGATTTTTTAAGTGATTAATTAAATCTTTTTTTTTCATTTAATACCCATTAAGATTTTAAACGCTTCTTTCGTTTGCTTAATACATACTGAATTACCCAAGGACTTAGCACGGTCCAAATGCATTCAGAAAAGCAGATAATAATTTAGCTTTGCATACCTCACATAGCTCTATATCTTCTAAATCAAGAGTGTTACTAGCAGGCGAAACCCCGCATTTCTCGGTTTTTAATTCTTGTCTACAATCCATATTTCTCCTTAATTATTTAGAAATTGTCTCCAATTTTTTCTTCGGTAAACATATTTCCAACGCTTCGCTTAGTTTTATTTGATTGTTGCTGATGTTCAAAAGCTCACATGCTGTAACTTGTCCGTTCGTCTTTTCTTCAATGCGTTTCGCTAAGTCAACACTCGGCTTCACGTGACCATTTTTGAGCTGAGACAAGTATTGTCTATGTAATCCTAGTTCTTTTGCAAAATAACTGTCGCGAAATTTTCGATCCTGTACTTTTCGTAAGGACATGTATTGATATAAATCCATGGTTCTCCCCTTTTTTGATAAAAATATACTAAATCACATTTTTGCGCAATCTTGATTTTTTTTTGTTAAACATGTTGCTGTAAAATACGACTTATGTTAGACTGGTGCTTTCTTAAACAAAGAGGTGAATATGAGTAAAGAAATAATGATAAAGAGTGACTTCACAATGCAGCTAGAGGAATTCGATAAAATACAAGATACCTGTAGAAAGCTTATGAGCACCAAACATTATGCTAATCTTGGAGAATCTGGGATTCATGCTATTATGGCAAGAGCGAAAGCATTGGGTATACATCCTTTTGAAGCACTTAACGGATCTTTTTATGTGGTCCAAGGACGCGTGGGGATGAGTACGGAAATGATGGCTGCATTAGTCCGGCAACGTGGACATTCAATCCAAAAAGATTCTAAGTCTAATGGCGAATGTGTAATTTTACATGGCAAGCGCGCAGATAATGGAGATACTTGGACATGTACTTTTACCCGCGCTGATGCTGAAGCGGCCGGACTTTGGAATAGTGCCACGTGGAAAAAATACCCTGGCGTCATGCTTTATAATCGTTGTATGTCGATGCTGTTTCGTCAACTGTTCCCTGATTTGTCTTTAGGTGCCGGTTACGTTGAAGATGAGTTGAAAGAGATAACTCGCACGGGTGATTATGCTAAATCTTTACCCGAAGCTGAAGTCGAAGTCGAGAATGTAAAGCAGCTTGACATAGAAGAAAAACCCAAGAAACAAATTGATATGACTCCCATCAACGAGTCTCAACTTAAGTGTTTGTTGCATTTTATTGACAATGACGACGCATATTTAAAATCTGTCATGAATCGTTTAGCAAAACTGGGGATCATGTCTTTAGCTGAAATTCCGGCAATAATGTTTGAAAAAGTAAACAATGATGCTAAAGCAAATTATTCACGTCGCGAGGAAGAAACAGCGATGAAACAGCAGGCTGTCGACGAATGAAAAAAACCCGTGTAGCACAATTGCTACACGGGACACCCTAACTAGTCAACATAAGGAGAATTACAATCTCCTAAATAATATTTTTAAAATTTAATGTAAAGCAGGTTTACATATGCCCCGAATAATTATGATCGAACAAAATACAGAAGAATGGTTGCAATATCGCCGTTCAAAAATTGGGAGCTCCGATGCCGCTATAATTTTAGGATTCTCATCATATTGTACGCCATTTTCTTTATGGAAACGTAAATTAGGATTGAGTTCGGAGCAGAAAACGACTTTAGGGATGCAACGAGGAAAGAATCTTGAGTCGGAAGCTTTATATCTCATGAATAACAATACTTACGGTACCTATTCGCCGGCTGTTATTGAGTCTGAGGAATATCCTTATATGTGCGCTTCGCTTGATGGGCTTTGCATCACACCAAACAAAACTTATGCCTGCGAAATAAAATGTTTAAATCTCAATAATCATAATGCAGCAATAAAAGGTAAAATTCTTCCGATTTATTATGCTCAATTGCAGCATCAAATGCTGGTTTGTAGTCTTCAGGAAATAACTTATGTCGGCTATCATCCAGATGCTAATCTGGCAATGTATTCATTTCCCATTATACGTGACGAAGCCTTTCTGGCGGATTATATTCCGAAAGCAAGAGAATTTTGGGAATGCGTCCAAACGTTTACAGCGCCAGAACTTCTATCAAAAGATTATCGCGATATGTCTCAAAATCCTGATTATAGAGCTGCCGAAGCTGCTTACGTCGATATCTGTCATAAATTAGAAAAATTGGAAGAACAAAAAGAACAGATTCGTGTAAAACTTTTTGAGATGTCGCAAGGAAAAAATATTTGCGGCGCATACACGAAACTTACACATTTTTTTAAACGTGGAGCTATCTCATACGATAAAATTCCTGAACTCAAGCAAGTTGATCTTGAGCAATACAGGAAGGCTGTGATAAAATCGTCGCGTATAACAAGGATTTAATTATGCAATGGATTAAATGCTCAGAAAGATTACCAAAGGATGATGATGATGTCTTAATTTACAATCCCAAAGATGGAATGACGATAGGATCTTACAGCTCAGATAATGTTTCAAGTTATATCGAAAGCGATGGATCAACATTTTATACAGATGACGGTTGGGAAGATAACTATTCTTGGGCTAGATATATGAGTCCTACACATTGGATGGATTTACCAAAAGAACCCGATGAATGACAATAAAAGGATTTGATCATGATAGAATCACTTAATCCACCCTGGATTTTTCCCAGAAAAGGAGAAGTTGTCATGGGGGTGCGACCCTTACTAACTAGTTTTATTCGTGTAACGTATGATTTCGAAAACATGTGTTGGAAATCTAGCCAAAACCAACCGATAAATATTTATGGATGGATAAGAAAATAATATGCCAATGCCTTTACAGCTAGATTTGTTTTTGCCGAACGACGACATAAATTTGGCGCAACAACAAATCGACAAAATACAAGATCAGTTGGGAAATGTTCGTCGTGGAACATTTGCTAAAATATCGCAACAAGGTAACATGCTTATGAAACAGCAAGAACGCCTTGAAGATCAGCAAAGACAAATTGACACATTAAGAAAAATTATTATGGAAATGAAAAACAAATGAATGAATTGTCCGACTTTAATTTTGATAGAATTTGCACACTACATGAAAATCTTCATAATCTTTTAATAGAAGAAAGTAATGCCGATGTGGTATATGTTTTATGTTTTGAAATAGCTGCAATGATCGTTTGCGCAAAAGATTTTGAAAATAATTTAAAAAAAATAATCGAAAGTTTGATTCAACATCACATCAATCGGATCAAAAAGGAAAAATTATGAAGAAATTTTTAGATTACATTTGGGTTGAAGATTATAGACGTGATATGACACCCCGGGAAAAAACGTACCGAGACAACAAACTTGCTTTGATTATGCTTGCAGTTTTGTTATTTACTGTGCTTGCTCTAATGCCCCTGCAAGCAGAAGTGTCTAAACATCATAAAAAAGTTGAAATGAAAAACGAATGGATATGCCCGAATAAAAGCTGCGGTTATGATAATTACGATGGCATACGCTATTGTGGGTTGTGTGGGACTGAAAGAAGTTCAAGAAGAAGATAAACTATAAATTTTAGAAATTAAGAAGTTAAAATGGCTGCTTGCGATAATTTGTACGGTACAAAAAAACAATGGAAACAATTGTATAAATTTTTAAAAAAAAATAAAGCGGAATGGCTTGTTTCAATGTATCCGGAACCTGACGTTGATGGTGTAGAAACTAGAATTTGTTATACTGGTAATGTACAAGGTTGGCTTTATGAAAATTGCCCACTTAAATGGGTCAAAGAAAAATTGAAATGCAATTTTGACGTGCAGCGAATAATTTTAGGAAAAGCTCATCATGAAGACAACATAGATGAAGAGGACATATGACATTAGCACGAATATTGCCAAAAGTTGAAACGTATCAGGATGATTCTTCGGAATTGTCCTGGCTTGTCGACGAGTTAAAAATTCTTGTAGATACAAAAGATAAAGTGATTGTATTAAAAAAATGTATGCAAAAATCAAAAAAAACCTATCAAAAAAGAGTTGTCATATGAAATCAATTTTTTGTCTAGTCCTGCTTGCTCATGTAGAATTGTCGGCATGTTGTTTATGTTTGCATGATTTCGTCAAAAACAATATCTACGACTGTTATTTTACTTTACGTTTCTGTGAAGAAATGGATCTGGAAGACACTGACTATTATTGGTACACAGTGGGCCGTTTAGACGCTTTCGAAGAAGTTCATGATAAAATCATGGATGTCAATGAACACGGGCGAGGTTTGTAATCGGACTTAAAAAGAATGAAAAGAAAATGGTATAGATTAACCGAGCAATTACCTCTGGACGGTGAAGAAGTGCATGTGTGGGGCGAAAAATGCGGTATTGGAATTGCAATTTTTAATAAATTGACTAAATGTTTTGTAGACGAAGGCGAATTGAATTACGAAAAAATCACTCACTGGATGCCTTTTCCGGATGAACCGCGAAAATCTAGACGTTAACGTGGCGTGGTTAATTGCATCTGAAATTCAAAATAATCTTGTTTAACAGTAATCAACAATGTATTGCCTAGTGTTTTTAGGATCTTATTTGCGCTTATGTTACAGACATTTGAACCGGGTAAATTAGTAGTAATTGTTCCAATATTGACGCCGTCAACAAAATAATTAATAGATGAAGTTGTATATATTATACTAAATTTATGCCAACCTGTCGCTACTACACTAGATGAAGTTGTTGTTGTAGCTGTTCCCGCATTATTGCTAACAATTTGCCAATTTGCACTAACTGATGAATCATAAAAAAAATACGCACCGTTAGAAGGTCCAGAATATTGCCAGCCATCGTGAACTCCGATCCACCATTGAAAATGATCTGTTCCCCCTAGGGCAGAAAGATTAAAGTATCCCACCCAAGTGAAAAAACCACCTCCGAAAATAAAATTTGGACTATTGATTCCATTTTGTCCGTCACTGTTGTAATTTGCATTACCAACATCGTTAACGTTTTGAACTGTTACGTAAACTTGACCTGGGTTAGCTGCACTTGTTGTAAATCCGGAAGCAGCAGGAGGACCGTTATTACTTCTTAAGTCATAAAACACTGTACTCAGTGCATCATCAAATATATAACATTGAGTAGATAAACTTTGCTGACCGTCTTGAATATATGCCATATAATATTTCCTTTAGATTGATAACCAAACACTTGTATCATAAACATAAGTAACAGCAGCACCATTTAAAGAAATGACCTGAGATGCTGCGCTTGTAGTGCCGATAATGTTGTGTCCGTTTCCGCTCACGGTGATGTTGTTCGTTGCTGCATTAGCCGAACGATCTTTGACTGTATGTTCTTCCCCTTGGGAGGGTGATGCTGGGAAATTGACGGTATTTGCTGTAGTGGATGTATCTACTGAAATAATTCGGTCTTGAGCACTCACAGTGTAGGGGTAAGATCCAGGTCGAACAACTTTGTTTGCTCCTGGTTGTGAAATATATAAAACCTGTGTAGTAGTATTGATGGTAGATGATGTGCCTAAAAATGCCACGTTAGCATAGTTTACCTGACCAGCGCCAGTTATTGCATTTGTATTGGAAGATGTAATTTGACAATTTGTAAGAGCTAAAATACAATTTACGCCCACTGATATTGCTGACGCAGAACCAGTAGCAAAAGAGCAATTTTCAAAAAGTCCAGCCCCTGTGCCAGATAAAGTTACAGCTGTTATATTTCCAGGGTTACTAAAATAACAATTAAAACCATTTAATGCACCTGCATTTGAGGTAATTAATGCAAAAGAATTTAAAGTTGAATTATAAAAGTTTAAAGAACCGCCCGCAATCGTATTATTTCCTAATGATGATCCCAAATAAGAATTCGTTATTGTTGCGCCACCAATACTTGTAATAGAAAAAATAGCATTTGAACCTGATGCTGCTGATGTGTTGTTTAGTAAAAATAAAGCGGCGTTTGGATTTGAAGAAGTAATAGCATTAGCATTTAAAGCTGTAATTGCACAATCTATTAAATTAAGAGCTAAAACGTTAGTTCCTGTTATGGAAATTGCAGCTGCTCCATTTGTTGTTAAATCAATTCCAGTAATAGAAGCATTTCCGGTGTAGGAAGCTGTAATTGTACCTGCGATCACAACGGTGGGATTAAAAGGATCTGCCCCCCATGCTACAAGATTAACCCCAGCTTTCATAATGGGGTTTTCTGTATACGTTCCTTCTGTGATAAAAATGTCATCACCCGAGCTTGCGGTATTAATCGCTGCCTGAATAGTTTGATGTGTTCCAACGCCTGCAATTGGATTAACAACCCATTTTGCGGTACCATACGAGTTGATTTGAAGAGTATTTCCCGACCCCGTGGTCCA